TGGATTATATTTGGATTGGGTGTAACATTAGGTATGCACATAGGACACTAACATGAATATATTTTTACTTAATGAGAATCCATTACTATGTGCAGAACAACATTGTGATAAGCATGTTGTTAAAATGGTAATTGAATACGCACAGCTCATGTGTACAGCACATAGGTATTTAGACGGAGAACTATATGGCGAACTTACAGACAAAGGTAGAAAAATTAAAAGATGGCGACACCCAAACACTTGTATGGAGGCTACTTTATACAAGGCAAGCCATGTCAACCATCCAGATGGTTTGTGGGTTAGAAATAGTTCTGCCAATTATGACTATCTATATGATCTATGGTTTAAACTATGTAAAGAATATACTCATAGGTATGGTAGGCTACACTTAACACAAGAAAAACTAGAACACTTGTTAAAGTTTGCTCCTAAGAATATTCCATTTGCTACTGAGGCAGATGTAAAAGGATTACCATTGGCAATGCCTGATGATGTAAAAGGTAAGAGTGTAGTCAACTCTTATCGTAGGTATTATAACAAATACAAAATTGACTTTGCTAATTATACAAACAGGGAGAAACCAGAATGGCTATTGCAAACAGGTACATAAAAGTATCATTCCAAAGAGAAGGTGTACATAAATTTCCAGGAGCTGATACAAATCCTGATTATGCTACAGGTGACTGGCGTGATGTTAGTTTCCTAGGTTATCCTCATAGACACATATTCCATTTTTATGTAACACTAGGTGTTTCTCATAACGATAGAGATGTAGAGTTCATACAATTTAAGCGTGAACTAGAAAGACAGTTTGAACAAGGAACATTACAACTAGATTACCAGTCTTGTGAGATGGTAGCAGAAAATCTTATAAATTATATAGAAGAGCAGTATCCTAATCGTGCAGTAAGAGTTGAAGTGTATGAAGATAATGAAAATGGAGGCATACTAGAGAATGATTTATTTAATTGATTTAGAATATGTCGAGACACGATACACAGCACAATGGAAGACAGAATTTCCTCAGCAAATAGCAGATCAAACAGAACAAGACATAACTGTTATTGAAGGTCCAGAAGAGATAGCAGCGTGTACAACACCAGGTGCCTTCTTAAACTTTGCAGGCACAAACATATACAAGTCAGAACAAGTAAAACTTCTTGCAGAATATTTTAACAACAATCAGATTAAGAACGGAGATCATTTTGTCTTTGCAGACGCTTGGCATCCAGGTATTATTAATCTTAAATACATGTTAGATTTATTTCAGATAGATGCAACAATACATGCACTATGGCATGCAGGCAGTTATGATCCTCAGGATTTTTTAGGTAGATTAATTGGTAATAAAAAGTGGGTAAGGCATACAGAACTAGCATTGTTTGATGCTATAGATAAAAACTATTTTGCTAGTAACTTTCATATAGAATTATTTGTAGGTGTCTTCTTTGGTCCTGATGATGAAGAATATATTAATAGTAAAATTGTTAGAACAGGTTGGCCTATGGAATACTTAGGCAACTACATAAGGCCAGATAGATTGGAAAAAGAAAATATTATTCTATTCCCTCATAGAGATGCACCTGAAAAACAATTAAATATATTTAAAGACTTAGAAAAAGAATTGCCACAGTATAAATGGATTAATTGTAATGAATATAATCTAACAAAACCAGAATATAATCAGTTACTTGAACAATCCAAGATGGTTTTCTCAGCAAACCTACAAGAAACATTAGGTATTAGCTGTTATGAGATACTAAGAGCAGGAGGTATGCCTTTAGTTCCTAATAGATTATCATACAAAGAAATGTATGAGGACATATTTAAATATCCTACACAATTTACACTAGACTGGAAAGGATATCAGGACAACAAAAGTATTCTATTAGGTAAAATAGAAACAATGATGGAAAATTTTAATTCACCTGAAATACAAGGTGCAATTAAGAGTAATAGAGACATGCTAGAGGAACAATATTTCTCGGCAACAAATTTATATCAGGAGTTAAGATGAGAGATTACAAATACTATTCAACAAAAACTTATGGACATGAGGAAGGACTTTCATGTATGTTTAGACAGCCTTTAGCAACGCATAGTCATTGTAGCTTACTACATGGTTACGCTTTGTCTTTTAGTTTTAAGTTTGGTTGTAACCACCTTGATGATAAAAATTGGGTAGTTGATTTTGGAGACTTAAAAGATCTTAAGGCATGGTTAAAAGATTCTTTTGATCATAAACATGCAGTAGCAAAAGACGATGAACACTTAAATTACTTCTTAGAGATAGAACAAAAAGGATTATCAGAAGTGAGAGTAATGAATGGTGTAGGTTGTGAGAAGTTTGCAGAACAAGCATTCCATTTCGCAGATGATTTAGTTAAGAAGAAAACAGAAGGCAGGTGTTACGCTGTCTCATGTGAAGTTCGGGAACACGGGGCTAACAGCGCTATATACGAGGGCTAACTTATGAAAGTAGCTCTAGTTACAGACACCCATTTTGGTGCCAGGAGTGATAGTTTAGCTTTTGATGCTTACTTTGCTAAGTTTTATGACGAGACATTCTTTCCTTACTTAAAAGAACATGACATTAAAACTGTATGCCATCTAGGCGACATATTTGATAGACGAAAGTATATAAATTTTAATACATTACGGTCTTGTAAAAGATACTTCTTTAAACAGGCTGAGGATATGGGAATAGATATCCATATGATTCCTGGTAATCATGATACCTATTTTAAAAATACAAATGATGTAAACAGCCCTGACTTATTGTTAGGAGAATATAACAACATAACATTATATCAAGAACCAACAGAAATAATGTTAGATAGAGAGAAGGTTTTATACCTTCCATGGATATGTGGAGAAAATTATGACAGGACTATGGCCAAAATTAAAGAGTCTGACGCAAAGACTTGCTTCGGACATTTCGAGTTCGCAGGTTACTTCCTTTTGCCTGGAATGCCTAATCTCCATGGCATGGATACTGACGCTTTTAGTGACTTTGATCTTGTGGTCAGTGGCCATTTTCATCATAGGCATAGCAGAGGGAATATTACATATATGGGCAACCCTTATGAAATCACTTGGTCTGACTATAAAGACCCTAGAGGTTTCGCCATATATGACACGGTTAAAAGAGATTTGGAGTACATCAATAACCCGTTTAGAATCTTCCACAAGATTTATTACGACGATTCAGATTTCGAGGGGAGCAATGCCATTAGCAATTTTGATTTTACTAGTGTCGTTGGTTCTAATGTTAAATTAATTGTTAATAAAAAGACTGACTACAAAAAATTTGATGACTTTGTAGACAAATTATACACATGCAATTTAATTGATCTAAAAATTATAGAAGACTTCTCAGAGTTTGAAGATGAAGCTCTAGGAGAGGATATAGATTTAGAAGATACAATGACATTATTAAAAGAATATGTTGATGTCGTTGAAACGGATTTAGACAAACAACGGATTAAGAATTTATTACAAAGCCTTTATATCGAGGCACAAGATACTACATGATACAATTTAATACAATTAAGTGGAAAAACTTTTTGTCTACAGGTAATGCTTGGACAGAAGTAAAACTAGATCATTCCCCTAGTACATTAGTCGTAGGTGAGAATGGAAGTGGCAAGTCTACATTATTAGATGCCTTGACTTTTGCTTTGTTTAATAAACCTTTTAGAACAGTTTCCAAACCTCAGCTTATTAATACTATTAATGGCAAGAATTGTTTAGTAGAAATATCATTTAGTATAGGCACAAAGAACTATACTATTAAGAGAGGACTACAACCTAGAGTATTTGATATTACAATTAATGGAGACTTGTTAGATAAGAATGCCAACATAAGAGACTTCCAGAAATATCTAGAAGAGAATATTCTTAAACTTAATTACAAATCTTTTACACAAATTGTTATGTTAGGTAGTGCCTCATTTACACCTTTTATGCAGTTACACTTAGGTGCTAGGCGAGAGATCATTGAGGATATATTAGACATCAGTATCTTTACAAGTATGAATGCTGTACTTAAAAGCAAACTTACACAATTAGAAAACGATAAAAGAATTGTTGAAGGTGAGATAGATGTAGCAAGGCAGAAAGCAAATATTCAAGAAACATATATAAAAACATTGGAGGATGATAAGTCCTCTAAAGTCACACAGATCTTAAAAGACATTAAGGAGACAGATAGTGCGATCGAGGAAGCTCATGAAGAGGCATCAAGACTCACAAAGGAGAAGCAGGAGGTTGGTCCTGTTACGGAAAAGAAAAGAAAACTTGAAGAATTTAGAAGTAAGTTCGAAGGACAAGTCAGTAAGCACAGAAAAGAATTAGAATTTTTTCACAACACAGACGAGTGTCCTACATGCCAGCAAGGTATAGAACACGATCATAAAGAATTAATGACGCAGAGAGATGAAGAAAAGATCTCAGAACTTGAAAAGGCTCTACAAGAACTGGATACGCAGTATAGCGAGGTAGAAGTATTAGTACAAAAGGTTCAAGAGTTAGACGAAAAGATAATGGAAACAAACAATGAAGTCATTGCACAACAAAGAATACAACAACGATTACAATTAGAACTTAGTGATACAGAACATAAGACAGGTAACATCACTGAGGAAAAGAAAAAACTTAAAACACTTGCAAAGGATACAATTAAAAAAGTTGAAAGTAGAAGTGAACTAAGTAACAATGAACACTATTATTCTGTCTGTAAATCTATGTTACAGGATACCGGAATCAAGACAAAGATTATTAAGGCATATCTTCCTATAATAAATAAATTAGTTAACAAATATCTAGCAGCGATGGATTTCTTTGTGCAGTTTGATTTAGATGAAACATTTAAAGAAACAATTAAGTCTAGACACAGAGATAAATTTAGTTATGCCTCATTTAGTGAAGGTGAAAAACAAAGAATAGATTTAGCCTTAGTGTTTACATGGAGAACTATTGCTAAGATGAAAAATAGCGCTAGTACTAATCTGTTATTACTTGATGAAGTGTTTGATAGTTCCTTGGATAACAATGGTACAGAATTT